CTTAATAGATACTTTTCATTGCTGATTGGAGGATTTCCTTGGTGAGGGAACATCCAAAGAGGTGGGAATACGACAAGTTTACCAGTTTCGGGTTTAATTGTCACCTCATTAAAAACTGTTTCCCCACCCTCAGCAACGTCATTCAAATACCAAAAGAAAGATAAAAATCTACGAGAAGACGCATAATCGATTACATCAACATGAGCATCAAATGCATCATTTCCGTCATTATTATACTTCTTTATACGAAATTGCTCAAAGGCATTTTCTTTAGGAAAACACCTCTCATCAATAAACTCATAATATTTTTTTTTATATTCTAATGTCTTTGATATAAGAAGATTGTGTATATCTTTATTATCATTAGAATATTGAGTCAGATTAAACTGAGTAAAGTTTGGAGTTCGATTCCTATCAAATCTTTCATGTTTATCATGATTGTTCTCAAATATATCAATTAAAGATTGGCAAATATCTTTATCTAACACATTTTCATAAACATGAATCAGATCTGTCAACTCAGCTGCCATAACTAAACTCTTCTTTTGCAATTACATCAAGTTTTTGCATTACTTCTTCAGTGAAATATTCTTCAGGATTAGCAAGAATCTGCTTAGCATAAATTTTCTTACCATCCATCTCATATCGACCTGCTACATTCTTCCAAAGTCCACCAATCTCACCGAGTTCAAGAAGACCATAGTAACGATCAAGACCACGCTCATCGTAATAGAGACGAACCTCCACATCTTTATTCTCTTTACTCAAACGCGATTTAGCAGTCTTAGCCTTGATAATATTTCCAACCACTTCCGTTCCATCCTTTTCTTTTTTCTTGCTGAGATAAATGATCGTACTTGCTGCGTATTTGAGTCCAGAACCTCCCCCCATTTCTTTCGTTGGTACATAAGCTCCGATGACATCGTATGTATGGTTTGTGACAAGAAGTGGAACATTTGCTTGACCTAGTTTGAGTGTGAGCATTCGGAAAGCACCTTTAACAAGTTGCGATTTAGTCATATCACGAACTTGCTTATCATTCAGTGCATCAGTAATTTCTTTTTCAGTTGAAAGCATACCAAGAGAATCCAACACAAACATACATGGTTTGCGTTCTTCTACTGGTTTCTTAAGGTACATATCTACTGCTTTGAGTGCCTTTCCACGAAACTCTTCAATAGTAACAACGTTAACAACAACCAAACGAGAAGTATCAATTCCACGGGATTCTACAAGTGATTTAGTAATAGCAGCCTCAGTATCAAAGTAGAGGCAATAACCATCGGGGTTAGAATCAAGAAAATTCTTAACCACAGCGAGAGAGAAAAAAGTTTTTCCAGTACTAGACTCTCCAGCAATAGCAGTAATCTTGTTCCCAGATACACCACCAAATATGCTACCTGAAACCAGTGCATTAAAAATGTACGAACCTGTGTCAACATACTTTTCAGTTTCATCAATATCAGAAGCAAGTTGGGTATACTCACCGCCAATTTCTTTTACAATATCTTTAAGAAAGTCCATTACACAAAATAATTTTAAGTTTACAATTTTTTGCTCGTTTAGAAAAATAAAGAGCAGTAACCACCTGTAAGAGTTTAATCCAAACTCATACTCTTGTCAATAAAGTACCAGTATCTACAAAAAAAGTTCCAGCAAAAAATTCATTATCTTCGATTCTTCGAGTGAAATTAATTACATCATTTTTAGTTTGAATAAGAGGATCTCCTGCCAAATTAAAACTGGTATTTAACAACATAGGACATTGAGTTTCGTTATAAAATTTTTGCAATAGATCAAAAATAAATCCATCTTTTTCAGAAACTGTCTGAATTCTACAACTATTATCAACATGTACTATTGAAGGAACATATTCTTTTACATTAGGTTTAGAATCAAAACTAATTGTCATATATTCGGACCTATTAAGATTCAATGTTTCAAAATAATTTTCAAATTCACTTTCTAAAATTATTCCCGCAAAAGGTCTATACCATTCTCTATTTTTAAGTGTATTTACAATATCCTTTCCACATTTATTTCTAGGATCAAATAATATAGATCTGTGCCCCAAAGCTCTTGGACCAGATTCTGGATTTCCATCAAATATTGCTAATATTTTTTGACTTTTTAAAATGTTTACCAATTCAAGAATATTTTTTTTATCTCCCAAAATAGTATCATCAGAATCATAATAGTGGTAAAAATTATTACTTAAAGTATAGATTTTCTTATCTTTTGTTTCTTGTCGATATTTCAACATCGATGCCCCAATAGTTATTCCACTATCATCTGACAATGGTTCAAAATAAAAATTTACATCCGACAAATTTTTAATGTAAAAATTATTAGCAACTACATTTAATCCATATCCACCAACTAAACAAACATTTTTTACATTTGTTTTGTCAACATATGTTTTTATAAGATTTAAAACTTCCTTTTGAGTTTCTATCTGGACGTGCTTTGCCTTGTCTGCATAATATTGATAATTATCTTTCGTTATATTATTTGTGATCATGTTCTCTTCACCATAAAAACATGAACTATCGGGCATATGTAAATTTAATGCAGTAAAATAATCAGATATGGGTCTACCATTTCGAAATAATTGAGGATACTCCATATTTTTTCCATATGAAGAAATTCCCATAGTTTTTCCATTTTCAAGAGCATCTTGTCCCATTAGAGTAGTTGCTGCTTCATAAACTTTTACAATTCCCCAATTATTATTTACATTAATTTTTGGAAATAAATTTTTAGAATTATAGTAGGATAGTATATCATTTGCAATATTATTTTTATAAGTATCATTATTAGTCCAAAATGATTTATAAATTGGAGTTACATTGTCTGGATAAGAACACCAATAAACACTTTCAGATTCTCTACCAACTTGGTTTCCATAAGAATCAAAAAATAAAGAACCATTTCTATCAATTACAAATACTAAAGATTCAGAAAAACCACTATTATAAAAAGAAATACTTGTATGACAATCGTGATGCTTTAAATCCGAATAATTTATCAATTCGCAATTAAAATTTTTTCTAATATATTCTCTATATAGATAAAATTCTACTCCATTATTATTAGTGGGAGTTAAAAATAAAAAATGATCTATTTTACCAAAGTTTTTTTCACGATACTTCTGTAAACATATATATGGATTCATATCTCTTTTAATTCTCGTCAATCTTTCTTCTTTACAATAGAACTCAATTCTTCCATCAACATAAGAGCAAACGGAACTATCGTGAGCAGTATTAAATGAAACAATTCTCATAAGTATCAATCCAAAAAGAAAGAATCAAGATTTACAGTTTTTTCTACATTCCACCCAATTGCATCAAGAATAACTTTCATTGGTTCTAAAAATGCCTTTTCGAATTGAAGATCATAATCAATATATGCATCAATTCCAAGTTCCCTTGGAAAATCCTGAATATAAGAGATTACGTTCTCATGAATAGAGTTTGGTTTTTTGAGATAGCAAAACTTAATCTTCTCACCATTTTGAATTAAAGAATACTTATTTGTTAGATTCTCTTTTTTGATATAATAATTGAATAGAAGTGCTCCCCGAATATGAATAGGAGTTCCCTTTTCATAAATTGAAGAACTAGATTTATACTTATTTACATCAGATGCAGAACGAGGAAATGATACTTGCTCTGGTGGAAGTTTCTTAAAGTCACTCCTACTCTTTTCAATAAAGTCAATCACATCATCTTCGGTTCCACTCATCATCAGTTTAAGTGCATCCTTAATCATCTTACGACAAGGTGCAGGAGTAGATGATTTGACTGCCTCAATTCCCATGATCTTGAGTTTAGGTTCAGTGTATCGAACACCTTCACTATCCCAAACATTCAGAATATACCGTTTCTTGGCAGTCCATATTCCACGATCCGCAATATTCTCACGTTTCATGAACATCTTCTGATCATATGCATTTACATAGTCAGCCAATTCTTGGTAAGAACTTTCAATATACTTTTCAAGTTCCATTTGACAGACCTTATCAAGGAACGAAACAACGCCTTCAGTAGTTTTCTCTCTTCCTTTGAATATACGTTCAACCAAAGGACCCATATTAAGGTAGATAGAATCAGTATCTGAAGCAATAACATAATCTTTACCTTCCGTCTTTAGAATCTTATTGAGGTAATCATTCATCTTCCCCTCAATCCAACGAATAGCAACCTGGCCAGAAAGAGTGATTGCTTCTGCATTTGCTAGTTTGAAATACCTGAAGTATTGGTTTCCGATAGCACCATAAGCAGAGTTCAAAGAAATCTTCTTTGCCATCTGAATATTGTTGCAACGAGCAATCTCTTTCTCTAGTTGTTTAGTGGGAGTTTTTTCATACTCCTTTTTAGCAGCAATCATCTTCTTTTTGAAGATAACACGTTCGTTATACATCTTCTCCATCAGTTCCGGAAGAATCCCACGGAAATCCTTACGATACATAGCCCCATTTGCACATACCGCATAGTCTTTGTGCAACTCAAAACTTACCTGTTGATTGAGAATCTTATCAACAGATGCGGTAGGGTGTCTCTCATCCATTAGAGTTTCTGGTGAGATGTTATACATCATAATCAGGTGAGGATATAGAGAGTTAAGATCAAAGTTAACGACCCAATCATACACTCCTGGTTTTGGTTCCTTCACATATGCACCTGCATACTTAGCATCTTTTGCTGTTTTTTCTTTGGGTGGGATAACGATATTTCTTTTTTTCAAATAATTATAGATGATATTATCCCACATTCTTACTTGAAAGAATACATCAGCATAGTTTACTTTGGCGTCATAAGCCATAGTAATTGCAAGTTCAATCAACTTCATCTTGTCTTCCAGACGGTCAACAAGTTCTACGTCGATAATATTATACTCTACAAACTTCTGCCAGTTTTTAGTGTAGAAATCTTTGAAAGTATCAAACTCAGAGTGATCAAGTTTCTTCTGACCAAGTTCTACCTCAGCAATATAATCAAGACGATAAGATTCTTGTGCCTTATAGGTAAACTTCTTGTACAGATCAAGATAGTCTAGTTGAGTAATGCCACCAATATCATAGGAAATTTGCTTTCTTCCCATAACCATAACTTCCCTCTCACTTACTAGACTCCAAGGAGAGAAAGATTTCATCATCTTCTCACCAAGAACTCTATTGAGACGACGACAAATATATGGAATATCATAGAACTGAATATTCCACCCAGTAATTACCTCTGGAATATTTCGAGTCCAATAATCAAGAAAGTTTTGAAGAAGTTGATATTCAGAACCACACTCGATATACTTTACATTTGACTGAGTATTATTAAATGAGTTGATACCCCAGGTAATAATATTCTTTGTGGCATAATCCTGAATAGTAATTGTTAAGATTTCTTCGGATGCTGATTCTGTATCAGGAAATCCATTTTCAGAAGCTACCTCAATATCAAGAGTTACTAGTTTGATTTTAGTAATATCAAACTTAATTTCTTCCTCAGGATATTTTTCGGAGATATACTGAAATACATATCGATCATTTCCGTAGATCTTGAATCCATCTACGTTCTCATACTTCTTATAAAACTCTCGACAGTCTCGAACAGAACCAGGAATAATAGGTTCTACATTTTCTCCATCAAGAGTCTTATATTTTGATTCTTTTTTGCTAGGAACAAAGAGAGTTGGTGAAAACTCTTCTTTGAACATTACATGTTTACCATTATCATAACCACGAACGAGAAACTGATTCCCGATCATTTGAACGTTGGTATAAAATCTCATTTAAGCAAGTTCTGGTATTTTTCAAGAAGTGTTGGTTTCGGATCAGCGATTGTCAGAATCTTGTCCGAGTGTATCATAAAAGTGTTTTGAGAAGAAACACCAACTAACCATGGGAAAAGAGTTTCATCTTTTTCATTTAAAACAAATGGTTCAATCAGTTTACAATCTGGGTCTCCAAGTTCCGAAGGAACTTCTTCAATCTGTGAGACCAAGATCTGATTGCTCATCAGTAAAATCAACTTCGTCATTTTTTTCTCCAATTTTCAATACATTTTTTTCATACATATCCTTCAGTTTTTCCAAAGGTTCTACCAGTGTGACTACCCAATCGGTGGGAACTGGAACTTGTTCATCTTTAGTAAAGGGAATCCAAGGAAAAAGATTGATATCAAAAGAGTGCTTAAGTGTATCTTCGTTGTTCTTTGAAACAATTTCAAAATCTTTAAGAAGAACCACTTGTGGTTTATTAAAAAGATACCCTACAACTCTACTATTTTCTCCTTCACCAACTAATATCTCTTGAATATCAGAAATAATATTCTCTCCAGATTTCAAATGAGCAAGTTTTACAGTCATAATACTCCAATACCTCTAACTACTATACCAATAAAAATGAGGGGCGTCAAGTGGATTTTGCCACTTGCCCCTCTTGCGCCGACGATATTCAATTCTATTTATTCACCACCGTCTCCACCAGCACTTGATGATGATCTCTTAGGAACTGCCTTTCCTTTAGGAATTTGTTTTTGTTTTCCTCCAGAATAAACAGTGTGGGGAGATGCATTCTTATATGATATTGTTTTGAACTCATTGAAAGATTTCATTTTTTATTTTATTTAGATATAGTCCTTACGAACATGATGATCTGGTACAATTTTTTTCAGTTCAATTCTAAGGAGTCCGTCTTCAAATGTGGCATTGGAAACTTCTGTGTCGTCCGATAATGTCCAGGCTCGTTTAAAACTTCTTTGAGCCAAACCTTTGTGGATAAACGTCCTGTCCGATTCGGAATCTGATTTTTGTCCTTCGACATAAAGTTTTCCATACTCTGTGTACGCATGAACTTCCTCCTTTTTGAATCCAGCAAGAGCAATCTCTAGATGAGATTCTACACTACTTATCTGAATAAGATTGTATGGTGGATAGTTTGATGTAGTTTCATGAACATTGAAGATTCGATCAAGATATTCATCCATCCCAATACTGTTTCGAGTGATCTTATCCAGAAGGTTAGGAAGATCCGCAGCAGTATATCTCGTAAGATTAGTCATTATGGTAGCTCCTTAAAAAGCGAGGTTTGATTTTGTGGATCCTTTCGGCATCCACTACTAATTATACAACAAGCATAAAAAAAGGGAGTGTTGAACTCCCCACAAAATCATTCGGTTTCCTGACCCTTTCCTTTCTTACCAATATTATACTTCTGTTCCAGAATCCAATCGTTCTTATCCTTATAGGCAAGAACTTTGATTTGATTCAAAGGAGCAATATCTGAAATAGAGTCTTCTTTTACTACGGTGATAAGACCCCAATCCGAAAGAAGTCTAGTAATACGATTCCTACGTTGAACATCATTCACTGTAAGGTTTGTATGTTTACCATCCAGAGCAAACAGTTCCTTAAAGTGAACAACGTAATATCTACCTTGCTTATGTAAGATATGACAAGACTGATAGAGTTTTTTCTCCTTACGGGATGCAACTCCGATACGAGTCAAAGTTTCACGAACTTTCAGAAAATCATCAGGTTCATTCAAAACGACCTCCACCATCATATCGGGAGACCAGTTTACTTGTGGTTCAATTGTTTGAGTAGTCATTTCGTTCCGCCAGTTTCAAGTCGTTGTTTAATAAAATTAAGTTGTTCTTTATTTAGAATCTTCAAAGCTTGGGATGCTTTCTCATTACTATAACCATAGTACTGCTTAACGCATTCTAAATCTTTGACTTTATCTTTACGGAGCCAGGGAGAAAATCTCTTCCGTTTCCTAAGACTATTTAGATAGAAAGAATATTGCATATCTTTTGGAAGATGCGCATTCATATTCATCTCATTTGCAAATAAAATACAATCAATATGTCCAGATAAACAACGATTGACAATAAACGGAGGATAAGAACTGATATCCTCAGAAAGGTCTTCTTTGGTAAAGTTAACAGAGTTTAACCAATCCTTAAGTTCCATTATCTAAACTCACACTCGCACATTAGTTCAGTAAGAGCAGCTAGAAGATTTACTTCTTGGTCAGCCACGAACGCACATTGGTATTGATACTTAGCAATAACAAGAACGGCAGCAGGAATAGACTGGGGTGAAAGACAATCAAAAGAGGCGTCATAAATCCTGCGAAGTAGACTAGTAGCATCGTTGTCCAAGTTGGAGACCACCCACTTTCTGACTTCAGTAAAGTTTTTATCTTTGAGATTTTTAATAAGTTCATTTACGGAAACATCAGAGAATGATGCAAGAATACCAGAGTCAATTTTACCACCAGTAGAATACCTCTGAATTTCATTTAGAACACGTCGAAAATCGGGAAAGTGTTTGGATACGAGTTCCGCAACGACTTTTTCATCATACTCAATCTTTTCCTGATCAAGGATAAACCGCAACCTCTGAAAGAAATTGCCTGCAAGTTGTACTCGTTGTTTTCCTTTGATTGTGAAGTCGATGACTGCACACCTTGAGTGAAGGGGTTCAATAATCTTGTTCTTGTAGTTACAGGTGAAGATGAATCGGCAGTTGTTATAAAATGCCTCAATATTTGCCCGTAGTAGAAGTTGTACGTCGTTGCCTGTGTTATCAGCCTCATCGATGATGATGACTTTGTGTTTAGAAGACCCTGTAAGTGAAACGGTCGAAGCGAAGTTCTTTGCTTGGTTCCGTACAGTATCCAAGAAACGTCCTTCGTCGGATCCGTTGATGACATAATAATCTGCCCCCAATTCATTACACAGTGCTTTTGCAATAGTAGTTTTACCAATGCCAGGAGGACCTGCGAGAAGAAGATTCGGAATCTCTCCCTTCTCGACAAACTCCTTAAATGTTTTTTTAGTTTCATCAGGAAGAATACAGTCATCAATTACTTGAGGACGGTATTTTTCAACATAAAGAAATTCACTTGTCATAATCAAATCCAATCAGGTTTTCTTTCAGGCATACGAAGATAGTTATCAGCAACCCAAGGTTTGGATGCGATGTATCGTTTGTATGCTTCAAATGTATCAATGGTTTCATCAAACTTCCATTCCTCGGGCATAGCACGAGCAAATGGAGTCACCTCTGTAATCTTACCTTTGGGAAACAAGTAGTATGCATCCACAAGAGTCTTGTAACAGGAGTGAGTTTTATTATACCTCAGGTAGTATTCATCAGACAAGTTCAGTCCCCACTTGATTAACCAGTAGGCATTATGAATACTCCCTAGAGCCCACTTAGTACAGGGATGATTTCGAAAAGCCCCTTTGTCGGTCTTGTAGGGGGTTCCATCGGTCTTAGGGAGGGTTCCATACCCGTGTCCCCACTTGTCTGATGCCACGATAGAGAGCATCTGACAACACTCTAAAGGCATCTTGACAATGTGTTTGTCAGGAAGACAAATAGCACTCTCCGCTGGCCAGGGAGAAGTAACGAATATATTCATATCAAAAACAATACTTTCTCACAAAATAACGAACCTTTTCAGGTTTGTCTTCATAAAAATAAGCCTCATGTTCTCTTTGAACACTAGTATAAGAAATAGACAAAGACTTCTTAACATCTTGAACCTTGTTCCATGGTAATGGCATTACCTTCGTGGAAATACCAAAAGGTTTATTGTTATTGCAGAACTGAGCCGCATGTACAGATTCATGATTGACAGTTTCTTCAATATAGAAGTGAGGATCAAATCCACTTGTCTTGATATTTTTAGTACAAACTACAAACTTATTAGGATATGTAGTGTACCCAAAGACTTGATTATTTCGACAAAGACCGACATTCTCATGAATATGAAACTTTGCCGAAATAAGATCACGAATAAGTTGTTGTCCCTGAGGGCTCAAATATAAAAGAAATTCCATCAACCAAAGGTAGAATCGGGTTCCAGAGCAATATGATAAGTCACATTGAATCCAGTATTCTTGAATCTTGACAGAAGTTTACGTGAGATGACAACCTCATAGGAACCAGGAAGAATCTTGATGTTCTCTACCTTAAAGTTGAAGGAGAAAGTTTCATCGGTCTCACCAACAACCACAGAGAAGTCGTTAGAAGTATCGTTCTTCTTATCCCGAACAACTAGTTTCACCACACCTGCTTCACCAACCACAGACAGGTCAGGAAGTTGATACACAGCAGCAGCTTTAAGGAGCTTATCAAGTTCTTTGGTATCAAGAAGGAAACAAACATCTTCACTCGGCAGAACAATTTCCTTTTCGGGAGGAGTAATGATTACGTTAGGATCTGCAAAGAAGTATTTTGAACGAGACTTACCTTCTTTGATAACGACATAACCATCGTTCTGAAAATCAAGTTCAGCATTCTGATGGAGATTGAGACCATTCAGAAACTGATTCAAATCATAGATACCAAAGTCTTTGGGCAGTTCCTCTTCAATCGTTGCTTCTGCAAGGATATTCTTCATCACAGAAATAGTACGAAGATTACTACCTTCTTTAAACAGGATGGACTGATTGATAGAAGAAAAGTTCTTCAGGAGTGTCAGAGTTTTGTCAGAGAGTTTCATAGTTTTGTCTTGAAGTTTCATAATCAACGGAATTCAGTCAGACCATTATTGGTTCGAGAGTAATGCCCATCGAAGTGCAGAAGAAGCATAGCATAATGGATAACCTTAAGGAGGTCAATCTTGTTACGTCCGTCTTTTTGACCATAACGACTGCCATACTTCAGAATATTTGCTTGACAGAAATTTGCAGCAAGTTCTTTTGCTGCCATTAGGTCAATAGTTTGGATGTTCTTGTAATTTGCTTCTTGTCCACAATAGTGGCTCTTGTAAGTTCCAGTAACATAATCCTGAATGTCTTTCAGGATTTTATCTTCATTATACTTCCAAAGATGATTGGTAGGTTCAGTCATACTCACAGGTGTTTTTGCAATTTCAATTTTGTCATCTGAGTTGAATTTGAATGTATACTCAGAATAAGGATGTTCATCCATAATAAAAAAGGGGGAGATAGTTTTACCTCCCCATATTCTATCAGAAAGGAGTGGGTTGGTCAATATGAGGATTGTAATCCACTTGCTCTTTAGGCATTTCAAAATCAACATCAACCTTATCATACAGTTCCAAGAAGGCTTGCTTGGTTTCATCGTCAAAACGATTCACACAAACTTGAATTGCCTTTGCCTTATCTTGGAAGATGCTGTAAGCACGGATAATGTGAACAAGGCGACGGGTACTAATGATCTCCTCAATACCACCATCAAAGAATGTTTTACGAATGATGTCTGCCCAGTCCACAAGACGCTTACAGAAGTCACGGTCTTCCACGCCAAGATCCAGAGCGATGCCTTCCAGGATCTTCTGCTCAACAGCAGGAGCGGGGTAGGATTGATCAAAGGTCACAGGGAATCGTTCCAGGAATGCCTCATTGAGCACGTTGGTGCCGATGAAACGACCGTCATCAGAACCCTTACCTTTAGTGTTTGCAGTAGCAATAACATTGAATCCAGCAGCAGGTTTTACCCAACGACCAATTTTCTTTAAGAAGACACCTTTTCCTTCAAGGATGGATTGTAGACACAGAATTTTGTTGCTAGCGAGGTCGATTTCGTCAAGAAGCAAGATTGCTCCTCGCTCCAGTGCCTCAATGACGGGACCGTTGTGCCAATCAGTATTCCCATCAATAAGGCGGAAACCCCCGATAAGATCGTCTTCATCAGTTTCAATAGTAATATTTACACGAATCAGTTCACGTTTTAGTTGAGAACAAGCTTGCTCAACGGAGAACGTTTTACCATTACCCGAAAGACCCGTAATGAACGTAGGATAAAAGAGACGGGACTGAATAATTTTTTTAATATCAGCAAAGTTACCAAAGCGGACGAAGGTATCATCTTTATCAGGAATAAGGTTTTGTTCGATGGGAGGAACTACAGAAGGTGATTGAAAAGTTCGTTCGATTTCTTCCACTTTTTGTTGAGTTACCTCCAGATTCCATTTGCCACGGCCAACTTTAAATTGGTCCAACTTCTTAGTGACAGTTTGATAGTTAGCATCATTCAGATTACACCAAGCACGAATATCAGCACCAGTGACAGTACTACCATAAAGGTTTTGAAGTGAGGTCCTGATGTAGTCGGAAGAAAGTGCCATGTTTTTTTCGTTTCAACATAGTCATTATAAACCAAAAAAGGGCCCTGTTTGGACCCTAGTGGTCAGTTCACCAACTGGTTACGATACCTATTCAAGTATTCTTCTGTTGCTATTTTAGCTGTATATCCAGGATAATATTTACTTACCAAAGTAGGAAGTCCCATAGCAGTAATACTACTATCGCACTTCACCCAAACTTCTTTAGTATCATACTTTACTACATGATCAAATGGAAATTTTTGTTTCATGCTACCAAAGAAATAAATTCACCAAGAACTTTCTTATTTAGTTTCTTAGTCTTCAGGGATTTTACAAAGGCAGATTTGATTTGTGCTTTGGTTGCACATTCATGAACCTCAAACTCACTGTCCTGAGAAAGTGCTGATGCTGACATACCAAAATAAGCATCATATCCAGATTTGGTGATAGTAAAACTCTTGAGTTTTTTCCAGTCACTCTGAATTTTTTCATAATCTTTCTCACCTTGAGAATGATACATTTGAACAAACCGACTCATATTGCGACTCTCAAGAACACGAATACCGATAAAGTTCATTGAAGGAAACTTATCTTTTAGATTCTTGAGAAGAACATCAGTAAACTCATGATACCCATGCCCAATTTGATAGGTTGTTCCCATTTTACGGTCACGAAGAAATGTACTCATAGGATTAATATATCCAGTTCCAAGGAATGTATTCTTTTC